GATGGCAATCCCCAAGACGCCGGAGCTGCCCGTCTCTTCTAGGTCGAAGGAGTTGTTGGCGGATCCCGTGTTGTCCTTAGGGAGGGCCCAGGCGATGTGCCGCGCGAAGTCGTCGTGGTAGTACAGCGAACAGAAGACGCTCAACGGGCTTGACAAGCTGGGCATGGTCGGGCCGGTCGTCTCGAAGTACGCGGTCGCCCCGAGCGCGACGCTACTCCCCACCCCCGTCGGGGCGGCCTGCCACGCCCCGTCAATCCCGTTGGGCGTGAGGGGATTCAGGCCCGTGAGGTCCGCCCCGAGGTCCGTCCACCCACGCATCGGCCAGCAGCCGACGAGCCCGGCGGCGAACGGGCTCGACCCGTTGAGCCGAACCGGACCACCTGGTCGCGCCCCGCGTGCCCCGATCCACGGACGCCACAGCATCTACACGCTCTGCCACTGCACGCCGAGCGCGTTCACCGCGCCTCCGGCCGAGCCGTCCAAGATCGCGACCGTGTTATGCGCGATGAAGACGACGAACTTCTGCGGGACCACGCCGCCAAAGAGCGCCGCCACGGACTCGTTCGAGAAATAGTAGATGCGCCCCGTCGTGCTATCGACGAGCATGGACTTTAGGAGTTTCGCGCCCGCATTCTGCACATTCTGCGAGGTCCACGTCTTGGCCGCCGTCCCCGCGCCGGTAATCGTGTCGGGGTAGGTGCTCCCCGCGTCCATACACGCGACGACGTAAATGTTGATCTGGGTCCCAGCCGTCGGCGATGTGCCGACCTTGATTTGGCCACTGAGGAGCACATCGTCGTAGAGGTTCGTGGTGTTGTCGACCTGGTCGGACTGCACCCCGGCCGTCCACGTCGAGGAGGACGCGAGCCCGTTGAGGTTCGTGCTGAAGCTGACCGAGGCCGACGCGACGTAGAGGGGCTTGAAGGTCGTCGACATCGCCTAGACTCCCATTGCCTGGGCGACTTGCGTCGCCGAGACGACCGTGCCCGTCCCCCACAGGACTTCCGCCCGGCTCCCCTGGCGCTGGATGATCGCGCCGAGGTTGGTGCGGGTGTTCGGGAAGGTCCCGGCGGTGAAGATGCCTCGGCGAATCGTGACGACGCCGGTCGCGAGCTTCCCGCTCCCCCCGGAGAGCAACATCCCAAGTTGCGAGAGGTTGAGGGCGGTGAGGCTCGTAAACTCCGTCGCGTCGAGGCACGTCTGGAAGGCCAGCGCGGTAATCGAGGGGAGCAGGACCGCAAACGCCCCACCGGCGCCAATCGTGTTGATCTTGGTCGCCACGCGCGCGCAGTCGTCGGCATGGACGACCGCTCCGTAGCCGAGCGAGGCCGGGTCGGTTTGAATCTCGGTCTTGAGGGCCGCGAGGGAAAACGGATTGGCCATCGGACTCCTAGAAAGAAAACGACCCGCCCGAGAGTCGCCTCCCGAGCGGGTCCAGTGTAGCCGAAGTCGCGCGGCGGCTTACTGCCCGATGACTTCGAGCGTCGCCGTGTACCCCGAGAGGTCGACCGCTCCGGCCACCTCCACGTTGGTCGACGGCACGAACCACTGAATCGCGTCGGTGGTCGTGTTGTAGACGCCGATGATCGTGGCCGTCCCGTTGGTGGCGATGAGGCCGAGGACCGCGAACACCTTGCCGATGCCCACCGCCGCCGCGACCCCCACGTCCCCGCCCGTCGTGTAGGACTTCGGGCCGGTGTACTTGGGGAAGAACCGCTTGGTGGTCGAGGCGTTGTCGCCCGGCACCCCGCGGCTCCCCTGCCGAATGTCAAGTGTCATTCAGCCTCCTAGGGGTTGGTGTCGCCCACCGTCAGGTTGACGATGCCGACATGGTTGGTGGCCGCGCCGGCCGACTCGCCCAGCTTCGGGTAGGTTGCCGCCGTGCCCGCCGCCAGACAGTCCGCCTTGCCGTCGGTCGCCGACGGAATGACGAAGAGGCCGGTGGCGTCCGGGGTGGCCGTCGGGCTGTCCACGTAGGTGACGTTGGCGTGGCCCGCGATCTGAATGCAGACCACCTTCTGCGCGGCGACCTGCGCGGCCGTGACGGCCGTGAGGAAGACGCCCGCCACCTTGCCGCGACCGCCCGCAGTCGAGATGGACGTGGACACGGTGTAGTTGGTCCGGCTCACCCACCAGGCGACCGCGCCCGCGAAGGGGAGCGTCGTCATGGCGTTGGAGTCGAGCTTCACCAACTGGTAGATCTTCGCGCCCGGCGGGAGGGTCGCCCCGTCCGGGTCGATGATCGCGAAGCGGGAGCCGAGCTGCCCCGGGTAGAGATTGTCCTGGATGCAGGTGTTCGGGTCGCCGCTCTGAAGGTAGACAGTCGGTTGCGGATAGTTGTTGGGCATGGCTGTCCCCCTCCTAGTTGGTCATGCCGTACAGCCCGCGCGACAGACGCGGGGCACGGACGGTGAAGTTGCCGCCAAAGAGAATCTGGCCGCTCACCTGGTTGTCGTCGCGCGCCCCCTTGAACCCGGTGAAGCCGAACGCGAACTTCGGCGACTGGGCAATGTAGAGGCGCAGGTACGCGTCGTCGCCCTGGGGGCCGGGATTGAGCCACCAGAAGGTTTCCGACGTGTTCGAGTAGTTGCCGAGGAAGGGGTCGTTCACCCCGTCCTGACCCGGGCAGTACTGGGATTCGACCAGTGTCGCCGTGTTGAACTTCAGGCCCGGCCAGTTGATCTCCGGGTCGAGCACGTCGATCTTCTGCTGCGGGGTGAAGGTTTCCGCGATGTAGCCCATCTCCCGGTTGGTCGTGATGCCGAGCTTGGGCCGTTCGGCGCCGATCGTGCACGACTGGAACGAGTGCTCCAACATGCGGAAGGACGTCTGACCGACCGAGGCCGGGATGAGGCCGGTCGGGCTGTTCAACGCCGGGGCCACCGCCGAGCGCGTCTGGCCGCCGTAGGTGGGGAAGACCGCCCCGCTCCACGTCTCCGAGGTGCAGTCGGTCAGCGCCTCCTCCAACCCGTTCAGCTCCGCCGTGCGGTCCACGCCGCCCACGTTCTGGCCGTTGTGGAAGAGGGCGATTTCGAGGATGGCGCTGAGGGTGAGCGCGGCGTTCGCCATGTCGGCCTTCAGCTTGCTGAAGACCGCCGTCGGCCCGGCCATCTCGACTTCGAGGTCCTCCAGGAATTCCGTGATGGACACCTGGTAGTACCGCGGGTCGAAGATGATGCCCGAACGGGTCTGGCGCGGCGTGATGTTGAAGGTCGCGCCCTTCTTGTACGCGCCGCCCCGGAGCGCCCCGTACTCGTAGTTCTCCTGAATCTGCGGGCCGGTCCACTTCTGGTTGAAGCGGGTCTTCATGTAGGCCATGAGGGGACCCGCCTTGAAATAGTTGTCAACGATCCCGCGGTTGATCCGCTTCGTCGCGACGGTATTGACTTCGGTGAACTGAATGTCAGCCATCGACTCCTCCTAGGAGTCTGGCCAACTGGGACGTCCCCGAAAAGGGATCGAACCTAGCGCATGGTACCTTCGACGAGTACGCGGTAATCGTCGACGGCCTGTTCCACGAGCCCCGGCTTCCCAGTGGCAGGGGCTTCCAGTGCGTCCAGCGGGGACACGCTCGCATTCGGGTTCGAGAAGGAGTCCGGGGGGCGGTTGACCAGCTTACGCCGTTCCTCCACCATCCGCTCCTCGACGAGTTTCCCGATGCGGGCGTCTTCCGCTTCCTTGGCCTTGGCGGCGAGACGGTCCCCAAATCGGGCTTGGTACACGCCCATGAGGCCGATCTCGTTCGCGCGGGGGTCGGCAGCGAGCGCGGGAATATCCAGCGGCTCGCCGAACTTCTGGAAGTGATCGAACGCGAGCCGGTTGGAGTGGCCGATGAAGGCCAGCGCCTCGGTTTCGCGTGCGGTGATGAGTTTGTCCACGTCTGCGCGGCGCATGACGTCGGCGGGGATGGCTGGGGCCAAGGGGTCGGTCGCGGGAGCATCGGGATTCCACCCCTTCTCGCGCGCTTTCACGCCGAGTTCAAGGTTGGCCTTCTGCTCCTCGTACCATTTGGTCAGCTTCGCGTGGTCCTGCGCCACCGCGTCCATGTGACGCGAGTAGTCGGACCGCATGAGGGCTGCTTCTCCGAGCGTCTTGAGCGCCTCCTGGGCTTCCGGCTTCTGGAAGACCGGGGCGAGCGCGGCACGGTCGGCTTCGGGCAGTTTCCCGAACATCTGGTCGAGGACTGACTTTCCGGCTGCGAGCAAATCCGCCATGGGCTAGCTTCCTATTCCCTGGGTCAAGCGCGGCGGTCCGTTCGCATCGAGGCCCCCACCGGGGAAATCCGGTCCAGGGGCGGTCGGCGAGGTCGGGCCGGCACCGGCCAGTTGGAGCTTACTGAGGGCCGTCTGCAAGTCTTGCTTCACGAGCGCCCAATCGGCGGCCAGATCGGGCGTCATCTGTGCGAACGAGTCCAAGGTCGACGACATCGCGGTCGCCGCCTGCATCATCCCGTTCAGTACCTCAGGGGGCAACTGGTGGGACGGCACAGGAGGCGGCGTCCCCGGCGCGTTGACGGGCGGGAAGCCGGATTGGCTTCCACTCGCTAGGGCCGAGGACGGCGGTGGACTGTCCAACGTGGTTTGGCCGGGCTGCGTCCCCGGCGCCGACATTGCGGTCGGGAGCGTACCGAACGGGGGCGGGGCGCCGGCGGGCATCCTAGTACCGCGCCCCCTTCTTCATGCCGCCCATGGAGCGGCCCGGCGAGCACACCATCGCCTTCTTCGGCGAGGACGGCTTTTTGCCACCGACCGCCGTGTGCGGGCGTGCGGACTGGAGAATCCCGGTCGGCCCTGTCGGGCGATCCATCGGGCCGGGCTTGGGTGTCGCCATGGGAGGAGAGTCTACTACGGGATCAGCGTTTGGACATTGCCTTGGGCGCGGGCGGGACCTTCGCGCCGTGCTTGCGGGCTTCGGAGAGGCTGATCGCGATCGCCTGCTTCCGGTTGGTCACCTTCGGGCCGAGCTTGGACCCCGAGTGCATCTGGCCAGACTTGAATTCCTTCATCCCCTGCTCGACGGAGGTGATGGGCATTAGGCGGTCCTCCCGGATGTACGCAGCGCGCCAATCGTCGTGACGAAGCGGCGCCCCTGAGCAAATATACTCACGGGCGTATCGTCACTGACCGTACTGGCGATAACCACATGTGGGGTCGTCAACACAATCACGCTCGTGTCGGTCACCTTTGCGTTGGTCGCCCCGCAGGTAAACCCGTGCCCGTCATCCGTGGGCTTGTCCAAGGCCGTTGGGGTGCAACAACCCCACCCTAAGCCATCGGAGTGCGGTGGGTCCGCCCGGAGCGGGACGCCCACCTACCGCTTCCCCGCAATCGCCCGCATGTGCCGCGCCTTCTTGGCCGCGTGCTTCTTCACCGCCGCGTGGAGGGACGGCTTCGACTTGATCTCCTCGGCGCGTTCCATCGTGCGGACGCCGTCCTCGACTTCGTAGCGGTCGTGGCCGTGGAGTTTGGGGCTGTGGTCCATGGGAGCCGCCGTCGGGTAGGAAGCCATTACCGCCCCCGATGGGACATGTGCTTCGCCCCGGCGGGGTGATGGCCCGTCTTCTTGTGATGCGCGTGCTTGCCCGTGTGGCCGCCGCGCTCGTGCTTACCACCACCGACGAGGTTCACCGAGGGGGCGACGATGCCGTGCATCTCGCCTTTGGCGGTGGGGAGGGTGTGCTTGGGGGCCATCGCAGACTTCATCGTCCACCTCGCATCGGCTTCGCCCCCTTGAGGGAGTGACCGCTGTGCGCGGCCTTCTCCATTTTGGCTTTGCCGTACTTCTTCATGCCGACGGCGGCGGCTACGGCGGCCGGATTACGCGCGCCGGATTTCTTCGCGGAGGCTTCGACGGCCTTGAATCCTTCGTACGCCATGCGGGGGATTGTGCGTCTAGCGGGACGGACTGTCAACTACTCACGTGCGCCGTCGCCGCCATTTGGCCCCGGGCGGGAGTTCGGCCCGCGATCATGGCGCGACTCGGTGACCGTCGTGCGTCCGTCACCCTTCTGTTCCATCTGCGGAGGATTCTGGCCGCTCGCCTTGCGCCCGGCGGCGTTGGCCTGCATCCCAATCCCAAGCTGCGCCTGCGCGATGAGCCGCTCGGTCACGGTCACCGGCTGGCGGATTTCGAGAATCTGGCCGCTGTTGGGGTCGATGGTGTACTTCCCGAGCACACTCGGGTCCTGCTGGGCCATCGCCATGATGGTCTGCGGGTCGACGGGCGTGAGCGGCGGGAGCGGGATGGACGGCGGCGCCCCGATGTTGGGAATCTCCAGCGATTCCATGAGCGACCAGAAGTCGTACATGCCCATGCGGGAGAGTTGCAGCCGCATCATCTTCTGCTCGCTCGCGTTGATCGACAGGATGGAATTGGGCGCGAGCGTAAACACGATCGTTTTGTGCATCGCCTGCGCGCGCTGATCCCGCGTCAACTGCGCGTCAAACTGCGGGGCGTACCCCGGGTCGCCGGGGGACAGCGCCGGGACCAGCACCTCGGGGTTGAAGTCGAAGTTGTCGAGCAGGCCCCCGGCGTCGCCGAGCACCATCACGCGCTTGGCGTTCGACTCGTACTGGAACCGAATCACCTTCGACTGCTCGGCCACGTCGCGTAGGAAGGACTCGATCATGCGGCCTTCCTGGCGGATTTCGGGCGTCATCGCCTGGTAGGCGCGGTCGATGGTGTCCGCCGCGGGGAGCTGGCGGAGCGCCAGAATCTCCTGCAAGTTGGGCGTGCCTGACAAGTTGTCGAAGCGCGTGAGGAGGAATTGCAGCGTTTCGAGGGCCAGCGCGAGCACCTGCGGATTCGGCCCGTCGAGGAATTGGAAGCCGTCCTTCATCCCCTCCTGGTTCACCTTGATTTTCGCGCCGGGCCGGCGGGCGTCGAGAATCCGCATCAGGGACTCCGACACCGCGCCGCGGTTGTACTTCACGGCCGGGTCGAGCCACTTGCGAATCCCCAGCATGATGTCTTGGATCGACTGGTTGATCGCGTCCTGCATCGGGATGAGGTCGTGCAGGAGTGGCTGGCCGAGGAACTGCCAGGGGAGGTCAGTGAGTTTCAGACGCGACACCGGGTACTGGCCGTGCCAGTAGGGAGACGGGCCGTCGAAGAGGAGCATCTCGGGGGTCGAGATGATCAGGCGCTTGTACGGGAAGAGGTACCCGCCGGGCGGCACGATGTAGGACCAGGACGCGCCGGGCGTCCCCATCGGGATCGGGCGCGACGTGAGATTCACCGTGCGGTCGTTGAGGTACGTCCGGTAGAGGAGGATCTCGCCGCTGCGGATGCGTGAGGCGACCGCCGGGACGCTCAAGCCCGAGAGGGTATCCCCGGCCGGGGACATGAACTTCATCGCCACCGAGCGCACCCGGCCCATCAGGGTCGAGAGGAGCGAGTCCGTCGTTGGGCGGAAGGCGTTCGCGTGGTACGGGAAGGCCGCCCGCATGGCGTTGACCGTGTGCGACTCGCGGAGGACGAGGCCCTCCCAGGATTGCACCGAGCGGCCGTGCGGGGCCGGGCGGACCGGGAGGGTATCGCGGAAGTCGCGTGAGGACATCTTCACGTCGCCGCCGAGGGTGGTGTGCGGGTCCCAGGTGGTGACCATGTCGCCCGTGCCGGCGGCGAGCGCGTACTTGATCGCGTACCCCAGCTCGACGTCCTGCATCTGGTTCAGCCAGGACGCGATGGTCAACTTATTCAGGAGGTCAGCTTGGAGCTGGAACGCCGGATTCTCGGACTTGTACGAGAAGGTCGGCTTGATGTCGGTGAGCGCCGAGACGTGGGCGTTCACCACGCGGCGCGATTCGTTGATGGAGGTACGCGAGAGGTACGCGGGTGGCTCGGCGCGCGATTCCGCCGACACGCGCTGCTCACCCGACACGTACCGCATCCCCACTTCGGCGCGCTCGTAGGAGGGGTCGGAGCGGTTGATGCGATCGCCTTCGACCACGGCCTCGCGGACCCAGTTGACCACCCGGGGGTCGCCGCCGCGTTCGAGCGATTCGAGGGTCAGGCTGGGGAGGCCCAGCGCCTCCAAGCCGGACGGGGAGAAGTCGGCCGCCATCGTCTACTCGCCGAGCGCCGAGGTGGTCGCGTCGGTGACGCCGGCGCCGTAGGTGAGGGATTCGGCCTCGGCGGCGGCGACCGGACGCGGCGCGTACTTCTTCGCCATCTCGGGGGTGACACGCGGCTGGTCGGTCTTCCCGAGCGTGTGCACATCCCGATTGGAGGTGTCGTTGGAGTAGTCGCGCCAGACCATCGGGCGGCCTTCGCCGTTGCGCGCGCGCGCCTCACTCTCGGCTTCCACCTTACGGAGCTTGGTCAGGGAGTCGATGGTTTCCACCTTCCAGCCGCCGTTGCCGTCTTCCACGGTGACCGCGAATTCCTGCATGGGTTCGAGGGCGTCCACGGTGACACGAGGAGGGATGACGTCCATCGGGAGGACGAGCGTCCGCCCGGCCGTCTCGCGACACCGGGGGCACAGGGGCTTGTCGAAGTCCTGCTTGACGATGTACCCGTTGCGGCGCTGCGGCTCCGGGAGTTGGTACAACGGGAGGAACTGGTCGCGCAGGACCAATCCGCACGTCGCACAGACGAGGTCGAGGATGGGCACGGGCTACGAGGCCTTCTTCTTGGGCGCGGCCGCCGTGGTCGACGTCACACTATCGCCACTGGCGCGGTTGAAGAACTCCGCGCGCATCTTGTTCACGATGTCGCGCGCGTGCTGTTCCACCGTGATCCCGCGCCGCTCGGCCTGGTGCTTGAGTTCCGCCAACTGGCCTGACGAGAAGTCGAGGTCAATCCGGTGGAAGGTGAGGCCGGCGAGGACGGCGACGCGGTCGACGAGGTCCTGCCCCGTGCGGAAGGGGAGGCCGCCGAGGCGGGTGACGAGCGCCTTCACCTGATCGGCGGTGAGGGTGAGTGTCCCCGGCGTCTCGACGTGGAGGGGGAATTCCTTCCCGCCGATGACCACCGTGAGGGCCGAGGCGGCGACTTCTGCATCTTCGAGGATGAGGCGCATTTACCAATCTCCCCCTGAGTCCGTTGCCCGGGGATCATACAACTGTTCATCGAGGTCGCCGTCCTCGTCGGTGTGCGAGCCGCCGTACTTCTCCACCTCGGCGGTGGTGGACGGCGTGTTCCGCCAGTCGGGCTTCGGGCCGGGCTGCGCGGCCGCGAGCAGGCGCGCCGACTGTTCGGAGCGGCGCCGGCGACGGTCTTCGAGCGGCGCGGTTTCCCCGCCTTGCAGCCGCCACCCGACGTAGTAGGCAATCGCCATCGCCATAAGCGCGTCGTCGTGGGCGCCACGCGCGGCCTCGGCTTCCCAGAGCGCGCCGTCGGTCTGGAAATCCTGTAGCTCGTTGTGCAGGAGCGCCGAGTGGGTGACGAGGTCGGGGAGGCCGGTGACCTCGTCGCGGGTGGTGAGCGCGGTGCGGAACTTGTCGAG